ACAAGTTACCTTTTTGTACTTGGGACATTTTGACCGAAGTCGTTTGGAATCAAGCAGATAGGGATGTCAGATTTTTGACACCGAGGACTTTCGCAGGGCAAGGAAAGACAAGGAAAGACAAGGCGGGAGCCCTGGCGGGAGCCTTGGCGTGGCAGGACGGGGTTGTCAGCGCCAGGGGGGGTTGTCATTGGCACTGCCATAGGCGGGGGCAGGGGGTTGGGCTGGGGTTGGGATAACGAATCAAGGATAAGGTGTCGGCTATGATCCGCCCGCCCGCCCGCACATCTGCACCCGCCCGCCTGCGCGCTACCCGTCCGCGAGTCTCCCGCCCGCCCGCCCCCAGGCGCCCCCGCGCCTCTAGTTGTCCCAAGGGGCGCGTGGGTTGTGCTGACGCGAGGTTCGACCCTAACCAGCTTCTTAAAAAAATTTTTACGGGGCACGGGACTCGAACCCGTGTGTCCAGCGTGAAAGGCTGGCGGACTGACCCCTATCCTAGCCCCGCAAGTGGGGTGTCCCCCCGGACTCGAACCGGGAACCATCCGGGCCACAACCGAACGCTCTTCCCTTGAGCTAGGGACACACGGGCCAAAAAGCGGAGGGGGAGGGGGAGTTGGCAGGGCCACCTGGACTCGAACCAGGCCCCCGAGGTTCAAAGCCTCGTGCTCTCCCGGCTGAGCTATGGCCCTGCCAAAAAGAAGCCAACCACTCATAATTTCACTTGACATGGGTAAAATTCCCCTCTAAACTGCCCTCAGTATTATCACAAAAAGGAACGGAGGTCAAGCGGAATGGAGCCATATGGAGCCCATCATCAGCCACTCTTCAAAAACGTCTTCACCGGGGAGTACACATTCAACCCCTACACAGAGTTCTGCCAAGCCAAAATAGATCCAGAAACAAAGGAACGGAGGTCAATTGAAATGCCCTATCACTCACATCCAGGGCTCGCTGCCCAAGGTATTCTCGAAACAGCCGAAGGGACTCTCGCTGGCCCAAGCCAGATGGTTACGGAAGATCCTGCCCACCACTCATTTGAGAGAGTGCTATCTAGGATCCAGAAGGAAATCGAGAATGCTCAGCGACTCCATGGGGAACCCCCTCGCTTCCCCCCGCCAATTACTAAAAGTTCGGTACTTCAAGTTCCCGAAGAGATCTCACACCCGAAACACTACTGTCGCGGAGGAATTGAGTGCCGCCACGTTATCGATGCCTGGGAACTTTCATACAATTTGGGAACCGCCCTCGCTTATATATGTCGGGCCTATCACAAAGGAGCTCCGGATAAGGACATTGCCAAGGCCATTCAGCACCTCCAATTCGAGCTCGAGATTTGTATGCGAAAGAAACAAAGAGATCCAGAGGATTTTGGGCCCCGTGGTAGTGGGGGAACTCGAGCAGAAACTCGGACAGTTGGCTCTACAACGTGTAGCCGCCATCTTGGATACATGCCTGGAGCATAAAATCGACCCCAGGTTCATCCGTTGGGGGGTTTAAAAAAGGAGAACCAAATGCTTATCAGAGTTAGAGGCATGGCGAAAATTTGTCACGCAGCCAACCGGGCTTATTGCGACAGCTTAGGGGATTACGCTCATACCCCCTGGCAATTATCCCCAGACTGGCAGCAAAAATCAGCTATCGACGGAGTTATCTACGTATTGGACTCTCTCCGGGCTGGAAAAGTCGTCTCCCCATCAAGAACCCACGAAAATTGGATGAGAGAGAAGGAAAGTGAGGGGTGGACCTACGGCCCCGTAGAGATCCTATCATTGAAACAGCATCCTTGCCTTGTTCCTTACGATTCCCTCCCTCTCCATCAAAAAGCAAAGGACCATTTGTTCATATCCATCGTAACCGCCCTTTATGAGAGCGGAATAATCAAATAGGAGGCTCATGAGCACAACACCCCATCTCAGTAAGTATCACGCCCTGGACGGCACCGAACTTCTAAAATGGGTCCTCCTGGACGCCGGTCAGAAGCTGGCCGAATCCAGCGAGTTCTCGAAGGCCCGGGCCTACCACAACCCCAAATACACCATCCACATCAAGATCGAAACCTATGACAGCTCAGTGACTTACGTCCAGGCGGACTCAGTCTTCAAGGTAGAAGGCCAGAAGACCCCAAAAGACTCCCCTCCCGAGGCCAAACCAGTCACTCTCGAGCCATCTCCCATCTCGGCGGGGCCAATCAAGGCGCCAGATGAGATCCGGGACCAGCTCCAAGAGGGTCGATATAAGACCAAAGCGGTGGAAGGGACCCTCTGCGACGTAAAAGAGGTCAAGAATTGGGCGGATATAGGCGAAAAGAACCCCCTAGACGCCGAAAAAGTCGCTTTAGGCTCACAATCCACCCAATTTAAGCCCAAGAGTAGGTAACAAGTCTATCTTGCCGTGCGGGGACACGTGAAAAGTGACATTTATGACTACTTACTGCCACCAAACTACACCTAAGGATGATTTTAGGTCAAGATTTTTAACTTCAAGGCAAGTTTTTATTGTTTTTTGTGATAATTCTTGCCGGTAAGGGGCCAAGCGAGGCCTAAAGGAGTGTAAAATGAACTTCCTACAGGCTTTACAGTTGGGAATTGGGATGTCTAACAGTGTTTTACAGCTGGTTCATCAGGTGGAGGGGCCGGGAAATGGGGATGCTAAGAAGAGAGTGGTCATGAATCTGGCCATGATGTCCGGTAAAATGGCGTTCGAGACCGCCAATAATTTTCCCCTTTCATTGGAGGCTCAGGGAAACATGCTGAAGCAACTTGACAAATCGGTTGATAGTGTGGTGGAGTTTTACAACCAAATCGGGGTGTTTCAGAAGACCCGGGAGATAACTGTGGAGGCCAGAAGTGTTGAAAAGTCTATTGTTAGCTGATAGGTTGGATAGGGCCTGCGCGGCCCTGGAACGGATCGCCGATGCTCTGGATAGGGCGAGCCCTCCCTACACCAGCCAGGAAGAGGTCCATAAGAGGATTAGGGAAATGAGCGACTTGCCCCTGATGGTGGCGTCAAATGAGGAGTCATGGTTAAACGAAGAAGCGGAAATTCAGAAGAAACTGAGCGTCGTCCCTCCAGTAGAAGAGGGAGAAGAGCCCCCGAAGCTCCGATTCCAGCCGTAGTGGAGGAGACTGGGGTTATCCCTATCATCCGCCCCAGGCCCCCATCGGTAGTGATGGTTGAGGCTTTGGACCATGTGGCTGATAAGATTGGGGGGAAAAAGGCGTTTATCGATGCCCTCCGGTTGGTTCCTAATGATGAGTCAGCCTCGATTGTGGCTAGATGGGATCATTCCACCCCGGCTGAGCGGAAGAGCTTCAGTATCCATCAGATGGTGATTGGGGAGGGGTTGAATCCCGTGAAGGTGGTGGCCTGGATCGCCGCCGCTCTCTATGCCTACAACTCTCAGATCGCCCATATGTTGAACGCCATTTCTCAGCCAGCCGTGATGCAGGCTGGGATTGACTCCGCCCAGATCATTGGGAAGGAAGGGGTGGCCGACCGGGAGATGCTCTTGAAGATCTCGGGCATTCTGAAGGACAAGTCGGGGGCGCTGGTGAACATTAATGTGGGGGCTGGAGGGATCGAGTCTCAGGAGGAATTTCTGAAGGGGATAATCGATGTATAACCCTAAGGTTACGGAACAACAGTTGTTCATCGCTAAGGAGCGGATGGAGAAGAGGCTGAAGATCCGGATTGACCTTAAACGTTATTCTATCTCTGATTGCATGGCGTGGATGACTCATCTCAGGGAAGCGGGAGATCTGGTGGAGGGGACCGGGGGAAGGCTGGAGATTATCACCAAGCGCCCTCTCACCCCGGAGGAGGTGTCGTTCGTCAGGTCCGAGCGGCTCCTGTGCGCGTGGGACTATCGGTATTGGGCGGAACGTTACCATCGGATCCTGAATTGGGAGAACCAGACCTTCATCCGCTTCATCCCGAATGTCGCCCAGGAGATCGTCCTGGATGTCATCTCCAACGAGGAGTTGCTGGGCCATTCCGTCCGAATGCAGAACCTTAAGGCCCGGCAGCTCGGAATTACCACCCTGATGGAGTCTCTGGCGGAGCATAGGGTGATGTTCCACCCCAACACCAAGGCTATCGTTGGGAGCGCCGCCCCGGATAAGTCCAAGAAGATGGTTATGATGGTGGAGGCCAGCTGGATGATGATGCCTTGGTGGCTGATGCCGTCCATGACGGCCAGGCAGTCGGGGGAGATGATCGAGTTTGGGGGTCTTGGTTCGAACCTATCGATACGCCACGGGACCCAGAAAACTACCGACGTGGGGCGTGGCGAGACCCCCAACTTCGCTCATCTTTCGGAGATAGTCGATTGGGCTAATCCGGAGGCCGACATCGATGCCGGGTTGATGATGGCCATGCACTCTTCCCCTTCCATGTTTCTGGCTCTGGAGTCGACGGCTGGCTACATTGGGGACTGGTGGCACGAACTCTGGAAGTTTAACAAGAGCCGGTATGGCAGCGCTGATCAGCCTCCCCGTTTGATTCCCCTGTTTCTCCCCTGGTTCATCGGGAAGGACATCTACCCGACCGAGACCGATATGAGGGAGCATCCAGTCCCTACCTTCTGGCGTCCAGCCGAGTTGACCCGGCAGCACGCCGTCAGGGCGGCGGAGTATGTCAAGAACAGCCCTATCCTCTCCCGGCATATGGGGGTGGGGTGGGAGATGCCCATTGAGCAGCAATGGTACTGGGAATATACCCGGGACTATTACAAGAGGACGGGGAAGCTTAACACGTTCCTCCGAGAGATGCCCGCCAATGACATCGAGGCGTTCAACTCTAAATACTCGAGTGTGTTCGACGCGGAGGTAATTGAGCATTACAGCCTGGTCACCAAGATACCCGAGCGGATCTTCTGTTTGGACGGCCCGATTGATGAGATCCGTCCGGAGTTGAAGCCCGATTACCGGCAGCAGGATCCCAATATCAAGCCCATCATAATTGATAAGAAGTGGACTCTCGTTCCAATCAAGAAGGCCGGATACCCGGACCAGATAGGGGAGATGGGGAAAATCTTCATTTGGGAAATGCCAAAGGATGGGAGCACTTATGGTCTCGGAGTCGATACTTCCAAAGGAATTGGCCAAGATCGCTCCGTCATCCAGGTTCTTAGAAAGGCCACTATCGATCTACCTCCAAGACAGTGCGCCGAATTCGCGCATGATTATGTGTCCGCCAATGATCTGTCTCCTTGGGTCCACTGCCTGGCAAAAATATTCTCGGTCAAGAGGGACGACGAGATATGCCAGCCAAAGCTTATCATTGAAACAAACAATGGTGGAGACGCCTGCCAGTTGGCGATGAGGAAGTTGGGATGGTATAACTTCCACAATTGGGAACGATACGATAAGAAAAAATCCGATGAGAGCAAGGCGAATTTTCTGGGCTTTATCATGGTAGAGTGGGCCAGAGAGTTGGTTGTTGGAGGCCTCATTAAGGCTCTTAAGGACTCGCTTATCGATATCGACTCTCCCTGGCTGATTGAGGAGATGGCCCAGTTGGAGAAGAATGACGAGAAGCGCCGGATTGAGGCTGGGGGGAAGGGTCATGACGACAGGTTTATGTCTCTCGGGATGGTGCTCCTCTCCCTCCACGCGAGAGATTGGGAGAGCTTGAAGAGCCCATTTGGCCGCTCCCGGGTGCAGTCGATGGAGGATGAGAAGGTCAATATCGATGGGAGGGAGATAAAGGAAGATCTGCCCGTTCAAGCCTCCCGGAAGAGCTGGACGGATCTGGCTCTGCAGGGGATAGATGGTGAGACTCCCCTTCAGTGGAAGGAAGGGGGGTATGGAGATGGAGAGTGGCAAGACTCAGCTCCATTCGTTACGGTACCGTAGGGTGATCATGCCGGTGGAATGTGCCCACCCTGGCTGTGGGAACCTGCGGCTCCCCTATGACTCTTATTGCTCTGACTGTCGGCGGATTTACATGCTGCGGTGGAAGAGAATGAGGACGAAGAGGGGATTTAGGGCCAGGTATGACCGGTTTGATAAGAGCCTTAGAAAGGGGAAAACTATGGAAGGCGACTTTTGGGAAAAGCCCGCTGAGGTATATGGGCTGGGGAATGAGGCTGTCTTGACAACTCCCGACGGGAAGGAGATTATTTATACGGCGGCCCCAGTTCCAGATGACTTCGATAGAATCGGGGTGGAGCCGGAGAAGGTTGTTCCCAGGGCGGATAGCCCCTGCGGCAGGTGTGGGACGGTTCATGTGAGGGAGGGAAATCCACTCTGCTATTGCATCAAGTGCGGGAAGTTTAATAGAATTGTCTGGTGCGGCCAGTGCGTCCCCTGCACCTATGACAGGTATTGCGAGATGCCGTCCATCGGGGTGGAGGTGGCTAATTTCCTGTTTGCTGATTATGTGAAGTGGAAGAGGGGGCAGGAGCAGGATCTCGCCAGGGTCAACAAGATGCCCTGGGAAATTTAGGAGGGGGGTATGGACATAAGAAGGGTAAATGTGATCGAAGTAAATCGTGGAGAGGGTTATGTGTATTTGGCGATATATGACCCAAGTGAACGTCATTGTTGCAATGATTCTCTATGCCTGGACGAGTTTGAGCGCAGGATTGGGAGATCACTGGCGCATGGAGAACATGATCCAGGTGTAGTGGAATATGTGGACTTGGAAGGGGTTAAAAGATTTCACAATAGGAGTGAACACGGAGCCTATGAAAAAGAAACCAACACACAGCGATGTCCTGAATGCAATGCTGAATTATTTCTGGGGGCATGGCCTTTCTGCAAAGGAGACCCGAAAGACCATGAAACCGCCAGGTCCAGGTGGGCTCAGGAAGCCACTCCGACCGTCGTGTACCGGGATAAAGGTGGGAAGAACTGGTATCCAGTCGGTGACAACGCCAAGCCGCCGGAAGGATTCGAGAAGGTCGAACTTAGAAACACCCGGGAGAGAGACCAGTTCGAAAAAGAAGTAGGGGAGCAGGAGACCGCCAAGTTCCGGGAGAACGTCCGGATCCAGCGCGCCCACTGGTATGCTACAATGGGGTTGAATGATGAAGGGCTTAAAAGTCTTAGGGATATGAGCCCTCAAGGGCGAGCTATGTATGACCAGATCATGATAGACTCCAAGAAGAGGGAAAAGTCTTTCGATGAGAAGGCACGGGGAGAGGCAGGGTTCCATATCGAGGCGAATCATTACTATGGCAAAAAGCATCACGATGAATGAGGAGGGCTAAATGGCCGATGTGAGGAGACTTTCTGATTATAAATGCCCGCTCCCTTGGGACGAAAAGTATGGAGCGGATGTTTATAGGTTAGGGTGGGTAAAAGAGGCGATCCAGGAGGGAACCAATTACCTAAAGCTTCAAAGGGCTTATCCCATGCTGGACAAAGCCATCGATATCATCAGTGGTTATGAAGAGGATCCCGTTCCCAAGTCCTTGTCTGATGTCAAGTCGAACCGGTTGAAGATGCACGTTCGGGAAATCGTTGCTACCTTGAGCAATCTCCGCCCAATTTTCTCCTTCAAGTCGGAGAATGAGCTGTTCCAGACGTCGGTGGACCACTTGAATAAGACAACGGTCGCTTGGTGGAAGACCACCCGGGCGGCCAGGAAGTTCCGGGCGGCTCTTCAGTGGGCCACGGTTTCCACTGGTTATTTAAGCCCTGTTTGGGAGAGAAACTTCTGGCCAAATGGCAAGGGTGATATCGATTTGAAGCCTTATGGCCCCCGGGATGTCCTGCCGGTGCAGATCGGGAGAGACCACAACATCCAGGACGCCTACGCCATCGTTATCTGCAACGAGGTGCCGATTAACAAGGCCAGGGAGATGTATCCCCAGTTCGCGGACCTGATGAAGCCTGATCGGGAAACCCCCTCCTGGTACAGTGGAATGTTGGGAAGGATCAGGAATAAGGCCCGCTCCACCTATCCCCGCCACCTCCTGGACATCATTGGGGGGCAGAAGGAGGATTCCACCCCGTCCGGTCCAACCATCGACATCTATAACATCTACATTAAGGATCAGTCGGTGAATATGGCGAACAGGATGATCAGCATGGGCAAGCCGGGAACTACCTGGCATTATCAGGTTCCCTTCATGGGGCAGGATATAAAGACCAACAGCATAGCTGGAGCGGATACTCGGAAAGCCACCGAGGACGATTGTAGGATGTTCCCGCTCCGCAGGCTGATAGTCGCCACGCAACATGCCATCCTCTATGACGACACGAGCTTCTGGTGGCATGGGATGGTTCCCCTCATCCAGCTCCGGCTGGACGACTGGGTTGACCAGTTCCTTGGGTATTCCCTGATTCACGACGCCTACCCCCTGAGCAGGGCGATGAATGACAACCTGAGAGGGTATCAGGATTACCTCAGCAAGTGCCTCCGGCCCAACCTGAAGTACGCTCCTGAGGGAGTGGCGAAGTCTCATATCAACCGGTATGACCCGAGGGTGAGTGGACAGAAGATTCCAGTGAACATGGCCATGGGAGAAGACATTGTCTATGAGGATCCCCCGAAGCTCACGGCCAGCCCGATTGAAATGCACAATCTTCTCAAGGCTGAAATGGCCGATATCATGGCTACCCCCAGCATGAAGGATCTGGCCCGGGCCAATCAGGTGCCCTCCCAGGAGACTTTCGAGAAGTTGCAGGAGATCGCCGGACCTATCGTTCAGGATATGTCTGGCGGGATGGAGGAGGCTTTAATCCCGCTGGGAGAGATGGTGAAGGGACTGATCCACCAGTTCTACCGGGCGCCCAGGAAGATCTCCATGATGGGGAAAGATGGGGTGACCGAGGAGGACTTCAAGTTCGAGCCCCATATGCTGATTCCGTCCGAGTTCAGGGAGGGGCAGCTGCCAGAGGTCTATCCGAAGTTCGACATCCCAGACAACCTCGAGAGGGCTAGGAGAGTCATGGGAGGGTCGCTCTTCAACGTGGTGCCCGGGTCTCTCCACCAGATTACTCAGACCCAGCGGAAGCTGTTCCTGATGCAATTTTGGAGAGACCAGCGTTTTCCGATTGACCCGCAGACGGTCGCGGAGGCGTTCGACTTTACCAATTTTGGAGAACTCCCCGGTTCCCCCCATACCATCTTTGACAGGTGGCAGGTCTGGAAGAAGATTGAAAATGACATGAATATCCAGTTGATGCTGCAGCAGGAGAAGGCCAAGATGGAGTTGATGGCGCAGATGCAACCCCAGGCCGATCCGAACGCGGATCCAAATGCCGCCGGTGGGGAGGCTGGAGGACAGCCAGGCAAGGCGGCTCCGGGAGAAGGCCGGAAGCCCTCCGCCGATAAGCCTCCCCATATAGAGCAGAAGGACGGGGGAACCCGTCAGACAGTTAGCGAGAGTTAAAGCGGAGTGGAGCAGTAGCAGCTCGCTTGGCTCATACCCAAGAGGTCGGGGGTGCAAGTCCCCCCTCCGCAACCAATTCCCTTGACATCCCTATGGATATATGCTGTAATTCAGTCGTTGACACCTTTCCAATTGGGGCCTTATGGCCCCGTTTTTTCGGAAGTCGGGGGGCTTCTAAGGGATGAAGATCACACTGGTAATTCCAACCATCCGGCGGTATGACCTCCTTGAGAAGTGTCTGCGTTCCTTCTTCCTCAGCAGCAGGCTTCCCAATGAAATCCTAATTATCGACAACGGTAACAACTCCAGGCTATTATCGCTAAACATCGCCAGGGAAAATATAAAACGATATAACATCCACATCTACACTCCTCCTGAGAACCTTGGGGTAGCTAGATCCTGGAACTTCGCCATGGACTGGTGCATCAGGAATGACTCCATCTGGCTCAGTTGCAACGATGACATTGAGGTGGAATCTGGATTCCTGCGCCTTATGGAGATGGCTTATGGGGACATTAACCTCTCTAATGAGCTGCCTATACTCGTTCCCGAGCATGGGACTGGGCAGATGTTCTCAGCTTTCATGGCAGGTCCTGCTGTGCTTAAGGAAGAGGTGGGGTATTTTGATGTCAATTTCTTCCCGGCCTATTTCGAGGACAATGATTATTTCTACCGGATGAGACTCTTAGGGAAGAAGTTTTTCAACGTTGTGGAAGGGGCCTATTACTCTCACAAGAACAGCTCCACCGTTGCTACCTATTCGAAAGAAGAGTTGATGGCCCATCATAAGAACTTCGGTTTTCTGGCGGAGCTTTATGAGAAGAAATGGGGAGGCCTCCCTGAGCACGAGACATTCACGAAACCTTACCAGGGGGCTAAATGATGGGATACCCTATATATGCGAGCAGGGAGCAGCTTATTGAGTGGGCTAAGGAATTTCCCTGCAGTGCTTGTCGTGGATCCGGGAAGACGGATAAGGGATTTTATTGTTCCGCTTGCCAGGGATGTGGCATAGATCAAAACTCACCAGCTAGTTACGATTGGAGGCAAATGAACGGAACACCCGCGCTTACAATTATCACCCCGACCTTTAACAAGGGGAAGTATTTAAGAGACGCCGCTCATTGTGTCTTTATGTTGACATGGTGGGACTGGGTTTGGTGGATCATCCTCGACAACGCCAACGAAGAGACAAAGGAGGTGGCCTTCTCCATCAGGGACGACCCGAAGATGTGTGGAAAGGTTAAGATCTTCGAAGAGACCTTCCCGGAGGCGGAGCGCTTCAAGGAGTGCAGACCGGCGGCGATGATCAACAAGTATTACCCGATGGTGGAGACCAAATATCTTTATTGGTTCTCGGATGACGATCTTCTGGACCGCACTGGGATAGAGAGGTTGATAGGGGCATTGGAGAGCCACCCGGAGTGGGACATCGCTCATGGCAGGTGTGTTATAACCCATGAGCTTAAGGACGGATCTTATGTGGTCTATGGGGAGTTGGGGGGCCGCTCTGACATAGGGCTGGGGACTGGGATCATGCCCCTTTGTCAGATTGACGGTGGACAGATCCTACAGACCAAGAGGTCTTATGACAGGTTGGGAGGATGGCAGCTCACCACTCTCATGGCGCACGCCGCTGTTGTCGATGGGGTTTACATGAACAAGCTGGCGGAGCACTTCAGATTTCATTACGTGGACACCCCCCTGCTGACCCACCGGAGAACCAAGTTAAGCGTGTATATCACACCAGAGGCGTTAGGAGACCACCGATGACCTATGAATGGAATGAGGCAGTTTCCAAGGAGTTCGATGAATATTGGGGCAGCCCCTATGAAATAAGTGTGCGGAGGGAAATTTCCGAGTGGATCGGCCCAACGGACTTCTTGGTTGAGATTGGGTGTGGAAGCGGCAGGCAGGCGGAGGCTATGAAGTGGAACTTCTACGTTGGGGTGGATGGTTCGCTCCCCATGCTGGCCCTGGCTGACAAACTGCTCAAAGGTCGTTCGGCTGCGTTCATGCGCCGGGACGCGGCGGACACAGGTTATGGGGATCATTCGTGCGACACGGTGCTGTGTGCCCAGGTTATTAGGCATAATGACGACTTCCGTCCAATTGTCAAGGAACTCTGCCGGATTGTGAAGAATAGACTGATTATCTCGGACAGGTTTCTTATTGGGGAAACCACGCGCAATTACAGTTGGGAGGGGAGATGGCCTGACATCCAATGGGACCTGCAGGAAGTGTTGGGATACCTGATGTCCTGTCTTCCCGGGTGGATCGGCAGATCAGAGAAGCTATTCCACTACCCGGAGATTACCATGATTGAGTTCAAGAGGGGGAGAGATGGACAAGATCCCGTTGTTCCGCCCGAAGTATCGGGATGAGATCCTAGAAGACTTGCGGAGCGTGTTCTATAGCGGGTGGACTGGCTTGGGGCCTAAGACTGAGGAGTTCGAGAAGCAATATGCTATACTTTGCAGGTCGAAGTATGCAATTGCGTTTAACTCCTGCACGTCCGCTATACGGTGCTGGTGCGATTTCAAGTTCAGGAAGGGGATAAGGGTCGCCAAGGTAAGCCCCCTCACCTTCGTATCCACTGCCTCGGAGCCTTTTAAGGCTGGGATGAGAATCGATTGGACTGATATCAATCCAAACAACCTATGTATGAAGGCCGTAAGCATGGACGAGAAGGATTGTTGCTACATCCCGACGTGCTATGGGGGATCTTATGCGCCCTTCTACGACTTTGCCTGTTTGAAAAAATTCAGGAGTGACTTCGAACGCTCCGTATTAATCGATGCGGCTCACTGTTGTCCTCCCCCTAGTCCTGCCTTGTTCCCGATTGGGATGGACGCGGCCTGGAGTTTCCACGCGGTCAAACCTATCAGCTGTGGGGATGGAGGGATGCTCACCACCGATGATGAGGAGCTGATGACGTTCGCCCGGAAGTGGAGATGGTTTGGAATCTCCAGTTCTACTCATGAGAGATCCACTGGGGGGTACAAGTGGGACTATTCCATCAGAGATCTTGGAGAGAAGGCCCACATGAACGATATAACCTCCACGATTGGGCTAAATCAGTTGAAGCATTTTATCGCTGGGTGGACTAGCAGAGCCTCCATTCACTCCCAATATATTAACTACTTGTATGACGTGAAGGAGATATCCTTCCAAAAACTACCGTTCTTGTCCTCTTATCACCTGATGCCAATCATGGTACCCATGGGATATAGGGATGAATTGATGGCTTATCTTCTCAACCTTGGGATTGATACGGGCGTCCACTACAAGCCCCTATATATGCACGCTGGGCTTCCCCCTACAAACGCACGGACTCCCAACGTAGAAGCCCAATGGAGCAAACTGATCAGTCTGCCTATGTGGATAGGAATGACACCAGATGATGTAAGGAGGGTATGTGATGGAATTAGAGAGTGGTTTGGCCATGAAACCCATGGATAAGTCCTTGGGTAATTTTCTTCTGCTCCGGAGCCTCAGAAACGCCGACCGGGAATGTTTTATCGACTGCGACTCTATTGGTTTCTGGAAACATTGGAAGTGGTGGAGGCGCTATTGGAGCGGATCTAACCAGCTTTTCTTTGAGATCTGGCTGGGTAGAAAGAAGGTTGGGTTCATCAGCCGGTCAAGGATTGAGACCCTCCAATATGAGATTGGGAACCTGATGCTCAAGAAGAAATTCAGGGGAAGGGGCATAATGTCGTGGGCGGTTGGGATCTTATCAGCTTACGATGAGGACGTTTATTATGCCAGGACCTTGGAGGAGAACATCAGCAGCCGGAATGTGTTTATCCGCGCTGGATTCGCCAGGAAGGGAATATCGTGGGCTCCTAACGGCGCATTTATAATCACATGGATGAAAGGAAAACTAGGTGAAGACTAAATTACTACTCTGGAGTGACGCCCCGGAAGGCATGACTGGACTGGGGAGGATCATGCGGGAGCTGGCCATGAACATGGTCGCTGACCCTGAGTTCATGGAGAAGTTTGAGGTGGCTACCCTCGGGTACAACGCGCACCCTACCAAGCTTCTTCCCTGGTGGCAGTATGGGCACCAAAGACAGCTGCCTGATTGGGACTGGATCCGGGCGATTCTCGATTACAAACTGTCAGGGCCTGAGGAGGTGGTGATTGTCCCGATCATGCCAGCAAGTTGGCTGTTCGATTACATGCACCCCGAGTTCCTCAAGAAGGAAGATGCCTTCAAGGTGGAGTTGGGGAAGGTGAAGGAGAGTGTCAAGTGGTGGCCTTATATAGCCACGGAGTCCCTGGGGATAAACGACAGGTTCAGTACGAATGACATCAGTTCCCTCTCTCGATGTCAGAGAGTCCTCTATTACAGTGATTGGGGGAAGCAGGCGGCTGCCCGGTCTGGGCTGGGAGAAAACACATTTGTCCACCATGGAATTAACTATCCAACCTTTTCACATTTCCTCGAATCTAAGGAAGCCAATAAGAAGTTGGTAATCAGTTGCGTGATGACAAATCAGTGGAGGAAGAGATGGGCGCTTTTCTTCGAGACCTTGGGCAGGCTCACCCCTGAGTTTGAGGTTAAGATTCTGATCGATACTCTTATTGGGTACTGGAACATCTACCAGTTGGCGGGGGATAATCGCATCGACGTGACGGCTACCATTTCCGGCCCGTTGATTGATGATTTCAAACTGGCGGAGTTTTACTCTACCTCTGATCTTTTGATGCTTCCTTCATATGGGGAGGGGTTTGGGTATCCGGTGATAGAAGCCCAAGCAGCTGGGACGAAGGTGTTGACTGGATTGTTTGGCGCCCAGAAGGAGCTTCTGCATCCAAAGTTGAAAGCGGTGCCTTACTCCGGGATGGAGACTGATGGGATTAACGGGCTGGTAAAACCGTGGTATGATCCTTCCGATTGGAATTTTTTTGCTCGGGCCAATATGGAGTCTGATGTGACTGCGACGGAGCTGTCTGAGCATGCCAAGCAATGGGACTGGTCAATCCAGTGGCCCCGTTTTAAGAATTGGTTCATGGAAGGGCTTTCCACTTAGGTCCTTCAAGGAGGATTCGGATGAGATTTTTTCTGGTTGCTACATTTATTTTTTTGTGCTTAACGTCTTTGGTCATGGCGAAGCCGTTCGTGGTGTGTGATCCCTATCCGGTAGCTATGAGTCTGGATGGGTTTAGAATCCAGTTCGATGGTGGGGCGTGGGTAGATGTTCCATTGACCGTTAACCCGGATGGAACCAAGCAGATCCACTATGATTTGGGGCCTCTAAATCTCTCCACTGGGAACCATGTGGTTAAGGCGAAGGCTTACAATGTGTGGGGGGACAGCGACGAATCGCTCCCTTTCTCCTTTCCCGCTGGGAAGCCGGGGAGTCCCACTACCTTATTCTTATCCGCGCAGTAGAGATAGAGGTCAAGGAAAAGCCTGACAAAAGGCATGGAAGATGAAGAGGCCCTCGAAAGGGGGCCTTTTTTATTTTCCCCCTTAAGTTACTCCTTCCATAAGGGTTATGGTTTTTACCCACTATTCCCCCCTTGCTCTCCCTCTCTATAGGATTAATCCGTGAGGTGTTATATGCCTTGGACAAGCGCGGAAGCGGTTATGCATACGAAAAAGGCTTCGTCTCCTAAGAAGAAACAGGTTTGGTCGGAAGTTGCGAATAAACAACTGGACAAGTCTGGGGATGATGCATCAGCCGTTCGAGTGGCTAATTACGTGGTCAAAGGGATGGGCAAAGGGAAGAAGAAGCTCCTCTCTTCCAAGAAATCCTGCGGCTCGAAGAGCTGCTCAAAGAGGTGACTCATGGGTGGAATGATTCCGTTTCCTCCTGCACAGCAGGGGGGTGGACCTGGACCACAGAACTTTGATCCGGGGGCAGCCATGGCTGGCTCTGGGCCTGACCAATTAGCTCAGATGCAACAACAGTCTCAAATGGAGCAGAGCGCGGGGATGTTGGAAAATTTGAAGGATCTTAGCGCTGGGTTGACTCAGGCTCAAGATTTTGTGACGACTATCGCCAGCCAGTATCCGGGGGCAGCTCAATATGCCAGGACAGTTATTGAGGCTCTGGACGTGGCAAATAAGGGGATCGTGGATCTTCTAACGGCTGTGATCAGCCAATCGAATGTTCCGGAGCCCATGGCTCCCAAATATTTGGGATGATATGCACGAACATAAGGAATGCGATCACGTCTTTGAGTTCTGTCAGCACTGCGACGTGGTTTATTGCGAGAAGTGTACGGGGGAGTGGAAGAAGGAAATGGTATGGAAGCCTTTATTGCCTGACCCAATTAGGCCGGTAATGATTGATAGGGGGGCGATAAAGGACTTCAGGGAATATCCAGTCATTTCGAGCGGACATATCTGCCCGAGGGCTGGAAGTTAGTTGCCCACTCCCCCCGTGGGCGGGGGCCAATAAATGGAGGTTCCCATCCCTTCCTCCAGGGCCCCCACTATTTTTCCCGGTGGGGACACCGGAAGCCCGTCTGGCCCCGTTTTGTGGGAGGACGTTAAACCGGAGTAAGTATGCCTATTAAGAAAGAAGTAGTTGATTGGCTTAAGAGCCTGCCCCTTGGAGATGATGCAAGGAAAGCTCTGGAAGCGGATCTGGAAAAGAAAGAAGTCCAGGACGCAGTTGGAAAGTCCGTTATGGCTACCGCTGATTACAGCAGGGCCATGGACAAACTGAGAGATCAAGAGACGGAAATGAAGCGGGTGTCCGACGAGGCCATTTTTAAGGCCAACAATCTGCTTCAACAAAATGTAACCTGGCGCAATAAGAACGAAGTGACGGTCAGGGCCGCTATTGATGACGCGCAAAAGAAAGGATATGTCTTGCAGACGCTTCAGACAAAGTTACAAGCATTGGCTGAGCAAGGGTTGATAGATCCGAGGGAGTTTGACATAACGGCTCCCGTGGCTCCAGCTTCTACCCCTGTTCCTCTGAAGAAGTTCATGACGGAGGAAGATATATCTGAGAGGCTTCAGAAGAAAGAAATGGAATTCGCGTTTGCCATGGCCAACTTCGAGGATATTGCGGATCAGCATAAAAGGTTGTTTAACCAGCCCTTGAAGAGAACCGAATTGGTCCAGGAGATGCTTCAAAAGGGTCAGAGCCTTGAGGATGTTTGGAAGGCCAAATACAAGGTTGATGACCGGCTAAAAGAAATAGATGAGGCCGTTATCACTGACCGGATTAAGAAGGCTGTTGAGGAAGAGAGGACCGCTATCCTATCTTCTCGGGCAGCGTCTCCGGGTGGAGGGCCATCCCCTTCTCTGGGCGAGGATCATATCGTCAATATTTTAAAACCTGTCCGCTCCGCTGGGATGAGCGAGGGTGTGCGGGCTGCAGTTGACAGTTACAATCGTGGAGAATTTCGAACCAATGAAACCCAACCCCCTAAGGTGTGACCATCGGGTCAGCCTTTCGGGAAGACTAGGAGTCTAAAATGGCTGACCCTTTAATTCAGGAACTCGAAGCAACAACCAAGTTTTATCTGTGGCCGAAAGCGGTTACGGACAACTTTTTCCGTGGTGCTCCTCTCCAGGCGCATATGCGGCAGAAGTGTTTAACGACCTTCCCCGGTGGCCTTGACATGCGGTTCTCCTTCATCTACGCTCCCCTGATTGGTGGAGCCTATATGCAGGGCGCGAACTTCAACATCACCAAGCCCGCCACCATCACTTCCGCCGTGTTTGATCCAAAGTTTTATGAGATCAATATCACGGAATACCTAGAGCAGATCCGGGTGCAGAACGTTGGACCCGAAGCCTCCTTCTCCTTGATCGAGAATGATTTGAACAACGCGATGTCCACCATCTCGGCTATCATGGCGATTGCCATGGCTCGGGACGGGCAGACCGCTGCCAGGATCGCCCAGATCAATGGTTGGACGGAAGCCTATAACGATGGAATCACTCCCTCGTGGGATGGCAACGTCTACGCCACTTATGGGAAGCAGCTCAGGAACGGCGCCATCGGTAACACCTTGAACTCCATTCCTCGCTGGTGCGGCGATGCGGCTGGCAACCCGGCCCCCATCACCTACCAGATCTTGGAAGAGACCTACCAGGATTGTTGCAGGGCAAACGTGGAGCCCGATCTTGGGTTCTGCAACAAGAGACTGTTTGCCGGAATCAAGAACCGGATTCAGCCCCAGCAACGGTTCGCTCAGGAGAAAGATCCCGTGTGGGGCGTCACTGGCATGAAGATGAACAATGCCTTGCTCATGAAGGATGACTACTCTCCGTCGCTTGCCTACGGCCAGAATCACGCGATTCTGGGGAACTACCTGACCGGAGCGTTTGCGGTTCCAGTTGGAGTGGATACTCAATCCAACCTGCCTGCTGCCCAAACAAACGTGACGGTTGGAGAGGTCTTCGTGTGGTGCAACACCGACAAGTGGCTCTATTTCGTGGCCAAGGATCCTCTCTTTGCCTTTGGTTTCACTGGCTTCAAGCCGGGTCAAGACAACACCCGGGTGAGCGGTCAAGTGCTGGCCATGGCCAACATGCAGAACAGGTCTCCCTGGTCTGGAAAGCAACTTTATGGACTGAGCGCCTAGTTTCAAGCGTCACCGCAGTAATTAGGCAAAAGGGGTCTCAAATGAGGCCCCTAAGTCCAATCGATATTTAGCTGCAACTCTCAATAAAGGAGGTGGCTTTTAATGCCAACCAACTATGGGTCTCAAAACGTGCGGGTAGCCACGGGATTGCTTAACACAGTCGATGATGACTATCCCGGTGGAGGTACCTTATCTCCGGGGTTTGCCCCCGCGCAGTTAGGGCAGAGGGTAATCCTCGGTATCAATGAAGTGAAGTACTCCGCCGCAGTCGGCGTCCTTTATGAAGGGACATATCAATATGTCCGGACATTTTCGGGCGACTTCTCAGGTGGATTGAACGTTCGTCCCGCTCGCGGGCTGGAAGCATTTTGGCGAGATCGGACCAATTACATCGTGACGACCTCAGACTTGTATGGCAACGAGCTGGCGGGGATCTTCATCAACGCCATCGGGAATGCTCACTACGGGTTCATTCAAGCCATCCAGGGTGGAAGGGTCACTATCCAGACCTCCAACGCTGGTGGGGTCAGGAATGACATCGCGTTTGTCAATCAAGCTGCTGGAACGGGTGTTGCCACATCGGCTACGATAGCCGCCATCACCGCTCCTCAGTTGGCTCTCAAGTTCGGAAAGCTCCAGGCGGCTCCTGCTGGTGGTCTGGTCTTGGTTGCCTTGGATACTCAAACCGTCTAAAGGAGGTAGCCTAATGGCTATTACAGTTGCTGTAAAAGTCCTTGATGGCTACCCCCAAAGTGTTGGTGCCAAGATCGAGTCAATTGCAAAGTTGACTCTTTCTGGCACCTATACATTCGGAGGGTTTCATGTCGAGGCGGTTTCGTTCGGAATGCAATACGTTGAACACATGAGTGTCAGCGTGGAGCAGAGGAATTATGTAGAGTTTGGCAACTGGCAACCGGACACCATGGTGCCAGCGGCTGGTGGCCAATACATAATTCTTCAGAATGTTGCTGATGGGTCGGAAGTAACCACTGGTCAGGACTTGACTGGGGACATCTATGTTGTCCATGTTCGTGGATTCTAACTGGAGGCGGAATGAGTATAAAAACTTTTGATGGGTATCCTCAAAGCGAGGGCGCGAGGACGGTGGTTGTGGCTGATGTAACCGGCCCCGCTTCCTATACCACTGGTGGGATAACTCTTCAAGCTCTGCAGTTCGGACTGAGCTATTTCGATTATGTGGGGTTCGCCATGTCCGTAAGTGGGCTGTATATGGCTATTTTTATCCCCACGGCTGCTCTTTCCAGACCAACTGGCCTGCTTAGGATTTATACGATGGCCGCTGGGGAGGTTCCTGCCTTGACCGATCTCAGCGCTGAGCACTTTGTAATCTATGCAATTGGACTGTAAAGGGAGCCTATGTTCTATGAAGAGGCAGTTGCGGAACTGAACTCGTTCGTAGGTGAGTTAGGCCCAGCAATCGCCCGCAACCTCGTTAACAGAGCGTGGCGGGACATTCTCGACTCTCGAAGGTGGACATTTCTCAAGGCGGAAATAGCTCTCTATACTCCCGCCTTGATTAATGCTGGCGGAATCACCGCTACTCAGAACAGCGCGGCAATAGTTGGCGATGCAACTGCGGCGGCTGCTTGGGTCGCGGTGGGAGCCACCACCCTCAAGAAGCGGCAATGGAGAATTGGGCTTGGCCCTCTCTACAATATCTCGGACTTCAATGGGGTTAACACGCTTACCCTGGAGAATGCTTTTGGAGAGCCGTCGGTCGCTGGGTCCGGTTATCAGATCCAGCAATTCTACTATGAGGCGCCAGCTGACTTCCTCAGATGGGAGAGTGTTGTAGATCCAATCTCAGCGTACTCTTTCATCCTGGACTGGACGAAGGAGGAGTTGGACCGGGCGGATCCTCAAAGAGGCTCCCAGACCCTTCCTCATCGAATGGTTAGTTATCGGTTGCACCCCGTGACCAAACTATACTTGTTCGAGATGTGGCCGACCCCATCATCCGCCTGGAGGTATCCAGCTCTCTACCAGAAGAAAGGGGTGGACCTGGATGACGGAGACGAGCTTCCTCTCTCCATCCCCTCCGGCCTGGTCCTAACTCGCTCCCGATACCATGCCTACGAGTGGGCGGAAGCCAACAAGTCACGGCATGACAAGTTGAAGGGCGTGAATTGGCTCAATCTCAGGTCAGATGTTAATAAGGAGTATCAGGGGCTGATGAACGATTCCAAGCGGCAGGATGAGGAGATCTTTATCCAGAATTATGGAAAGAATTACCTCTACCCGGCGTTTGGGATGAACACATTTGGGGCCAATTATTGGCAAAGTCATGCCCCGATCATGGGGTATTAGGAGGAAATATGATGAATCTACCTGGAGGGATATCGATTGGCGATTCAACCAAGCCCAAGGTGTGGGAGGGTGGAGGTGTAAGGGATGAGCCTCTTCCCAGGGGTAAATTTTCAAAACAAGCCCCTTCTGGGCCTCCCCCCGCTCCTAAGAGTCCAAGTCCTGAAGTGTCGAGCAGGGGTGCCCCCCGTGCGGAACCACCGGGATTGAAAGGACTGCTGGGGAAGTTTCAAAAAGCGGGCATGGCAAAAAAGATCGCCAGAGGGTCCTATAAGAGAGGTTAAAATGTCGAACCTTTTCCAGCAATATAAGGACGCGGCCACTATCCCGCCTGAGACCAAGGCGGCGATTGATGAGAAGAAGCGGATAAAAAAAGAGGCATTGGGGGAGGAAGCCGAGCCAATTTCAGAGCCTCTGAAACCCACGCCTCTGAAACCCAAGCCGAAAATCGAAACGGCCGAGGAAGATGACAAGCCTTATGAATCCACGGGGATGAAAGCAATCGATAGAGTCAGGGGACTTTTCAGAACCAGGTCTAAAGACATTGAAAAATCCATGGGAACCAGGTATTCTAAGGACGTGGGGAAATTGCCTTCTGGGTGGTCCGCTGACCAGCTTGATATTATCATGGCCAACAAGAGGCATAGTAAGAGAAGTTCCAAACAATAGGAGGATATCATGCAAATAGACAGTCCGATGAAACCAATCGCCAAGTTCCCTGGGGACCAGGATGGTCCTGGGGTCTATGGTGACAACCCCCATCTGGGGCCGCCCCAGGATGGAGAGCCCAAGTTCAAGTTTTTCGAGAAGATCGACACTCCTCCCTCCCATGAGCTGGATACCCCTTTCAACATGGGGAATGGAAAACTGGGAGAAAAGGCTGGAGTGGATCCGACTGGTGGAGAGGCCCCTAGGGGTTCCGCTGGCTGGGACAGCCCCATGACTCCGTTAAAAAAACTGTAACCTTTTATTAACAGTCTGAGGTGATCAATGGCCAGAGAACGGAAAAACTATCAGGTCAGGGATTCCCTGGGGAACGTGGTAGCCACTCCGGCTTTCACGGTTTACAACAGTGGAACCCCTGTCCTTGCCAACATTTATAGCGACGATGTGGGGGTGGGAACTCCCATGGCCAACCCCAATGTTGGAGACGCTAATGGGAGATTTTATTTCTACGCCTCCGATGGCCGATACGACATCGTTATAACTGGGACGGGGATTGTAACCTATACCCTGGGGGTGGAGAACTTTGTCTACCAGGGGATAGCCGTTGGGACAGGGATCACCAGCATAAACACCTTGACGGATGCCGCTCAAGTCATGGTTCCTGGGACGGCTGGAACTGACTTCGCAATCGTGTCAGGGGTCGGTATCCATACCTTTAATCTCCCAACCATTGGGGTGGCTGGGGTCACCAGAGGCCTTCTGACCTCCGTGGACTATGCAGCCTTCACCCTCCGGATCCTGAGCTTGAATGGGCAGACCCAGGCCTACCAGACCTTCGCCCTGGGAACAACCGGGACGGATGTCAATTGGCTGTCCGCCGTTGGGATCCATACTCTAAATGTTCCTACCATTGGATTGGCTGGGGCTACCAGGGGGCTCCTAAGCACCGCCGACTACGTTACCCTGATGGCGAAACAGGCTGCCCTCCCAGCTGGAACCAACCTCCAGTATGTTAGGGGGGACCTGGTAATGACGACCCTTAACTCCGCCATAGTCCCCGAGCTTACCAACCTTTATTATACGGACGCTCGGGCGCGGGCCGCAATCTCCAGCACGGCCCCCGTGACTTACGTGGCGGGGACTGGGGTTATCAGCATGGCGGTGGCGACCGCTGCGGTCAATGGGTATCTGGCTGCGGCTGATTTCGTGCTCTTCACGGCTAAGATAGGGTCACTCAATGGTTCCACTCAACCTATCCAAACCTTTGTGGCTGGGTCTGGCGGGACGGATTTTGCCATCTCGACCGTCGCGGGGACAGGAGTTCACACCTTTAACATCCCGAGCGCCTCCGCAGCCAACCGGGGACTCGTCACCACTGGGGCTCAAACCCTCGCTGGGGTCAAGACCCTCTCAGGTACGTTGATAACTCAGGCGGGCAGGATAAAGAAGCTGCGGATAGCGACAACTACTCCCGTTACCGTAGCAGTCACTGATCACATTGTGGTCGTAAAGCTGGCGGCCCCCGGGGCGGTGGCGGTCGATCTTCCCGCAGGTGTAGCTGGCCAGGAGTTCGTTATTAAGGATGGGACTGGAGACGCAACCGCTAACAATGTTACCATCACCCCTGCGGCTGGGAATATCGATGGGGCGGGAACATATGTGCTTGACACCAATTATCAAGCTACCACCTTGATTTATGACGGAACTGTATGGAACGTAATTCCGAGGGAGGTTTAACATGGGATTCAATTGGGGGAAGTTCGGAAAAGTACTACTGAAAATTGGCACAACGGTTGGGATCCCGGCCCTGGAGACTTTTGTCCCCCAGGCCGCCCCCATCGTAGCCAAGATAAAGGCCGCCATTGATCATCATGGGCAGCCATTTTCAGTGAACGAATTGATCGCGGTTGCCCTGCCAGAGGTGCAGCCTTACGCCAAGTTTACGGTGGAGCAACTCCCCTATGTGGCGGCCCTGGTGGAGTTGGCGCTTGAAACAGCCATCAAAAAAGGAGACATATGATCACGCAAGAGGAGGTAAATTGAAAACTCACATCATCGTCCATCACAGCCTGACGGCTGACGGCCAAACGGTCAGCTGGGGAGCGATTGAAAAATATCATCGAAGCCTGGGCTGGATTGACATTGGCTATCATGCCGGAGTCGAACTCATTGGGGACACTTATTTTGCTCTCTACGGCCGTCCGGAGTATCAATTCGCCGCGGCCTGCAAAGAAGAGAAAATGAACCAGGTGGGGCTGCATGTCTGCTGTGTTGGCAATTATGACTTGGTTTCTCCGCCGGACGAATTGCTCAGTACTCTGGCCGTGAGGATCATTGTTCCATGGCTATATCGTTATGACATTCCCCTGGAGAGGATCATGGGCCATCGGGATTTCGCTGCCTATAAATCCTGCCCAGGAACACAATTCAATTTGGACAAACTCCGGCGACTCTGCCGTGAAAATCTGTGAAAGGAGACATATGATCACGCAAGATGAAGTGTTAGGGGGCCTCGAGCTTCTAAACGATGCTGAGGTTTTCACGGCTACCTCTCCGGGGTTGGCGCCGTTCGATCCTGCCAAGCCCGTTAAGGTCTGGAAGTTCAAGCCCAAGACTACCCATTATGTCAACGACGAGGGGATGGTCGAGTACAGTGTCTGGGGCGTCCAAGGCGCTTTGATCACGCTGAACGAGAAGCAGGATCTCCCGGTGGAGTATCTGAACCTGGTCAACATTCCTCCTGGGGTGAAGCCTGATGGACTCAAGTTCTATCCGATCCCCCAGCGGAGTCTGAAGGACACCGAGGATGTGGCGTTTTATATGGGCGCCCCACACGTGGTGAAGAAAGGCGCGGACAATGATCTAAATGACTCTCAAATGATTAAAGCCACCTATGATATGGTGAAGGAACTGGTTAGAAATCAGCTATATTAAGGAGGAATAATGGTTTATACCCACATGACGTGGGCCTCCTTCCGATCCACTCTGTTGGACCACCTCGATCCCCTGGGTGTCTTCTACACGGACAGCGGGGCCACCCCTGAGGTGGCCTCACTGCTGGTAGAGGCCCTGCGGGAATGGAACTGCCTGACCTCCCGCTACAAACGAAGAGTTAACATAGATCTGGTTCCTGGCCAACTCTATTATAATCTGCACACACTGGCTACCTTCCCCCAAGCTGTCACTGATCAGAGCCTTGTCAATGAGATGGCCTATCATCTCTTGGAACCGCCCCAGGTGGCTGGATGGGTTGGGGTAACTTCCATGTTTACTCAGGCGGAGATCTGGGCTCATTTGAACAGGGTACGGGACAAGTTCCTGGCGGATACCGGGATTCTCCTGAGCGAATTTAACTCCAACCCTCTCCTCCCTGGAGAGACGATTACCATCTTCAGTCAGGATGTGATGGATCCTCGTAGGGTGTTGTGGAGGGATGTCGCGGCGGCCCCAGGGTTCTCCGGGGGATTCTCCGGGCCTCCTACCCATCTGTGGCGGAGTGATGAGTTCGAGGGAGACACCGCCCTGCAGAGCTGGCGGTATCAGGCGAGAGCCCACCCGATAGCATGGAGTGTTGTCCGGCCTGAACCCCTGCAGATCAGAATTATCCCTGGGGCTACCGTCCCTGGTTTCATCGATATCTTGGCGACTCGCGCCGGGGCCACCCTGGTTGCTGGGGCTCCCTCATGGGTTGGAGTTCCAGATGATCTCGCTTGGGGAATCAAGTGGGGTGTTATGGGAGACCTCCTGAGCCACGAGGGGCCAGTGAAGGATCAGGAGAGAGCTGAGTATTGCAAGCAGCGATATGACGAGTGCGTAGAAATCGCCAAGGTCCGGGCAATTGTCATTGGGGCTCAGATCACTGGAAAGTGGCTCCCGGTTACCACCATGCACGACATGGACGCTTCCATGCCCCGCTGGATGGTCACTACCGGCCCCCCCAAGGTCGTGGGGGTTGCTGGTTATACCATGGCAGTGGGACCGATGCCAGACCATCCATATAGAATCACCCTGGACATTGTGGAGTCTACCCCCTACGACTTCGCCAGCTTCGTCCAATTGGGCAAAGAGGAATTGGACACCATAATCGAGATGGGGCATCATCTGGGGTCCTTTAAGGAGCAGGGGGCGGAGTGGAAAACTACCTTCCCGCTCAGGGTCGGCATGATAGAGGACGCCGCTAAATTGAACGGAAGGGTCAGAGCGATGTCGATCTTCAAGGACTTGATTCAGGAGAGCGGCAGGCAGGATGAAAATCGGAAGCAGAGGATCGAATCTTCGGAGGAACAATGACAGCCTCTAAATACAAGCGGGAGCCAACTAGGTTCCAGGGGTCTGGGTTAGTCACGGTTACCCCTCCAGATATGATGCCGCCTGGCCGGTCCCGCCGCCTCCTGAATGTTAGGTTGGATGAGGAACTGGGAGCGATTAAGACCCGGCCAGGGATTCAATGGATAAACCAAACCAGCCCCCTCCCCGGCCCTATCACCGCCATTCGTAGGATCAATGACAACTATGGGTTAATGGGACTTTTCATCGGGGATTATTATTACGTTATAGTGTCGAATGGGGAAATCAGGGTCGGTTCTACTACCATGTCTACTCCCCTGCAGGATCCTAATGCTATTGCTGGGTTTGGGAACAGACCCGCCTCTATCCTTACTTGGAGACCAAATAACTCCCCCCGCACCTGGGCCTACATCTACAGCGCCGATAAGATGGTTAAGGTTGGGAGGGACAACCAAGCCCCGGCTGTGTTTAAGGCGTTTCAAACTGGGATCGACCCCCCGCAATGGGAACCTACCTGTACTGAAGATCCCACATTCTCCGGGGGAGTTGATGACATCTATTATCGGTATCGGTACCGCTCCACCATGACGGGAGCCAAGAGTTCCCCCTGTCCAGAGCCCGTTCGAGTTGGATCGGCTGGCCCAGGAAGCGGGGTGTCCGTAGCCCCCCGGGTTATGAACGATCCGCAGGTCGATGTCATTGACGTATTTAGGATTGGAGCCGCCACTTTAGACTACCGATATGTTGGATCCGTTAACAATATCGATGCTGGAGGTGGTTTCGCTGCTCCCCTTGTAGACACAATTACCGACCTCCAACTCAGCGAGCAGAGCGAGATCCTTGAGGAAGACCTATGGAGGCCCTTCTGCACGGTCCAACTGCCCTTGGAGGGAACCATAGACCTGTTGAAGAACAACCCCTTCGTTGGGGTCAGCAAGGTCACCTGGGTCTCCTCTCCAGATGGCAGGAAGTTTCCCACCTATCTCCTCCCGGGAACGCTCATTACCATCCAGGGAGTCCCCTACTCGGTCTATGGGTGGAACGATGATGACGATGTCATTTACATCGTGGGAGGGCCTGCTGGCAACTTAACCGGCGCGCCATTCGTAATGTCGGAGCCAACCACCTTTGGAAAGCCCCTCCCCTATTCCTGCGGGCCATTTCAGGGCTTCGGGCTGGCCACTGGGGATAAATACCGCCCGGGCGCGCTCTATTGGACAAATGGGAATGACTTCGACTCCACCAGCCCTGTCAATTATTATGAGGTAACCAGCCCCTCAGAGCCCCTGGCCTCACCTTTCATGATGGGTGGAAAGGCTTTCGTTTTCAGTTCCGAGAGGCTGTTCAATATCTACCCGGCATTTGATCAAGTCAATCAGTTCACCCCAATTGAAGCCGCGTGCCAGAGGGGCCTTCTGTTCAACTGGGCCTTCTGCACGGACGGGGAGAGACAGGGGACAAGATGTTGGTTCCTGGCTAAGGACGGGATTTACGAGACCCAGGGAGCTGAGGCCACCTGCATAACTGATGAATTATTTAACCTGTTTCCTCATGAGGGAACAGACTCCAATCCAACTGATAGTTCCAGTTGGCTGCAGCCTATCAACTTCCTGGACCAAAACAGACTCAATCTTAAATTGGTCTACCATGAGGGGAATGTTTACTTCTCTTTCACGGACATGGTGGGAACCGCCAAGACCCTGGTCTACTCCACTCGGATGAAGGTGTGGATGAGCCTGGATGTCTACGCCTACTCTTCCAAGACCTACCCCGCCTACTCTGGGGAGGGCAGGGAGATTAGAGAGCTTATCTACGCGGCTGATGGCGGATTCATTGGTAGGATGGACGAGTCCATCTGCACTGACTTCGGCAGCACCTTCAGTTGCGCCGCCAGAAGCCAAAGTTTCGATTGGGGGGATCCTGGCGCCCGGAAGCAAATTGGAGACATCACCTATGAATATAAGAGCCCTGGCTCAACCATCACAATCAGGGGCTATTTGGATAACGAAGCGGTCCAGGTGGGAAATGACACCGCTCCCATCTCCCCCGGGAGAACTCAACGCATTGTTGACATTAACACTCTGGGGAGGAATGTTGCCATTGACTTCCAGTGGGTCCCCGCCGCCGGAACTGCCGATACCGTCCTCTATATGTGGATGCCTTCCGCCATCCCCAAGCCGGAAGCCGAAGCCAGGAGATGGCACGACTGGCACGAATTCATCGAGGGAGGGGCCGACGCCTATGTGACCGGGATCGTTCTCCACTGCTCCACGGATGACAGCGGGGTGGCGAAGACCATTCAGATCTGGGCGGACAACGCCTACACCGGGAACCAATTCACCTTCACGGCGGCTGGGGAGCAGAAGATAGAGTTGAGCTGGCCGGTTTTCAAGGGCAAATTAGCCCGGATAGTGCCCACCAACACTTCAGCTTGGAGGGTGTTCGGATGGGACTGGGTCGCGGAGAAGGAACCCCTCTTGATTGGGAATTGGGATTCCAACTGGCGCCCGGCCATCCAGGGGGAGGAGACGGGGTATGTCACGGGGCTTACAATTGAAGCGGACACCGTTAATGCAAACAAAGCAATAATGTTTCAATATGAATTGGAAGGGGTAGTTCTTAATCCGGTTCTGCGGAGCGTAACGGCAAATCCGGCCTGGAACGGCAGATCTCATCAAACGTTCTCATTTGAGCCATTTAGGGCACAGATCCTCCGATTCTACTCCAACGACGGGGTGAGTGGCCGTCTCTATGACTTTAAGTGGTGGGTCTCTCCGGAGCCTCCCACCCTAACGAACTTCAACGCGAATTGGGAGGATGGGGGGTATCTGGGCGCGAAGTTCCTCCAGGGTATCATCATAGATGCCGATACCAACGGAGAAACCAAGCTGGTTGACATCGAGTATGAGGATGGGATTATCTGCACCTTCCAGGTCAACCATACCAAGCGGCAGGGGAAACCCTACGCTCTCCCATTCGCACGGGTGGTCAATAAGATCAGGGCCATTCCAAGGGACGCTAACCCTAGCTGGCTCTATAAGATCGAGTGGAAATTTCAGGCTCATCCCGAGAGCGTGTGGGCCTACGAGACCCAGAAGACATCTCATGGGATGGTAGGGTGGTGGCACCAGAAGGATGGCTTCATCGCCTATGAATCTGACTGCGTGGTATACTTGGTTTGCACCCTGGATGACGGGTCCCAGTATTCGATTGTGCTCCCCTCCACCCTGGGCGACTATAGGAAGGTCTATGTGGTCTTCCCGGCGACAAAACAGAAGCTGATGTCCTACAAATTCACGTCTTTCCTCTGGGACATCACTATCCCGATACTTTATGTGGCGACTTTAGATTAAGGAGATTCCCATGGCTGGACTTGTCAAGACTATCCAAGCAGAACCCATCGCTCTTCAGTTGATTGCGGCGGCTACGGGAGTGGTGAAATCCGCTGTTTACAATGTATCGACCTTCTTCTCAGCGGTGGTCTATTGGGACTTCTCCCCCTCTGATACTACCGCTGCCGCAGCTGCAACCATGCTTGCTATCCAGGCGTCTCAAAAGGCAAGTGGGAATGACACCTGGATCCAACTGCAGGAATGGTTGAGCCCGGGAGCTACAGGGTCCAACCCAGGGACAGGAACCAATGTTGCTGGAAGCGACCAGCTTACCCTATCGGCTGGGGCGATTGCAGCGAACTCCTTATTCTTCATCCTAGACGCTACCCTGGGGAACTCCGAGTGGGGTAAGAGGGTCGCTCAGGCTGCCCTGGTAGTGACTGCTGAGGACGGACTGACCAATGCCCATGCGGCCCAGCCAGTGTGGGTCAATGGGGAGAGATATAAAATCGATGTGGATTTGAGCGGGGTAAAGCGGCTCCGGATCGCTCTCTACAACAATCGGGGAGCTACCACCCGCCCGGTTTATTGCCGGGTTGCACTGACCACTTGTGACGAAATTCAATAAGGGGGCCTTATGGGCAGCTCGTTTGTAAAAGTGAATGTCACTCCAGTTCCGGCTGTGATCCTGACCCAGGCAGCCCCCTATAAATCAGGAGCAGTGGATGTAAGAACATCCATCCTTGGATACGCTCTGGTCAGGGTGGGGCCTATCACTACCAGTGCTGCCAATACTCATCTGGCTCCAATATTTCGCGTTGAGGTGTCTGATGATGGTCTTACCAATTGGAGGCCAGCTCGCAAACTATCTTTAACCAGAACAGGGGCAGCAGCCACCAATGCAACCAACATTCCAGCAGGCGTGTCTTCCTTTAATCCTGGGGCGGCTGAGGGTGTCAGCCAGATGTTGAAGCCCTACAACGTCATGATGTGTGATCGGCTAACCAATGCAACTCCTGAGTTCAACCGGATTGTAAAATGGACAGCCGCCGCTTTGGTTGAGTTTGAAGATCCCATCTTAAATGCTTTCCCCAATGGGATTATTTTGGCAGATGCTTACTGCTATTTCATGGGGATTGGGTTGACAGCGGTAAATTATGTCCGATTTGTGTTTCTAAATGAAGCCACAGATGGATCGGACAATCCGATAACCTTTACCATGGCTGTGGATTGCCAATTCTCGCATGTGACAGGAATAGTCTAATGGTTGTAGCTCCTGGATATTTCAAAGTTCCGATGCCTCCGTTCTCCAAGCCCCAGCCGGGGACAGGGATCAACTGGGACCACCCACTCTCCCAGGGCCTGGTGAGTTCATTCCCATTAAATGAGATGAAGGGCACCACCCTCAAGAATTATGCTAATCCCGCCATGGATATGTGTTGGGATAGGGGAGCCACGGGGACTGTAGAACCCACCTGGATTACCCAATATAAAGTAAATGGGCTGAACTGGGGAACGCCTGCTTCCACCAGTCGTAGATTATATCTATCCAAGACCTCAGACGGCGACGGTACCGCTGGTAATCACAATATCCTCCCATGGATAGATTTCACCAAGGGGTTGACGGTACATTTCTGGTGGAAAGTGGACCCACTCACATTAGCAACCAATCTTCCAGGATTTTTTATTGGAGATGGAGCTGGGAACAACTTTATATCCTGCTACTTCCGAACGCACACAGGGGTGTGGACCCCCCAGATCAATGGATATGATGGAACGAATGTTCAATTGACGGCGTCCCAGTGGCCCTTCTGGCCTACCTTGGCTGACATCGCATTCGAGTATGTGATGTCTATAACTGCTAGTGGAACGTTGATTTGTGCAGATTCATCGGGGGGATATTTTGAAGGATCCCGTGGAGCATTCAGTTACCCAGGAGGAGGTTTTACTCCGATTGTTTTGGCTACCTGGCCAGGGATGTTTAACTCATCCTTCACGGCCTTCAAGGGAACCTTGTATTCCTTCCATGTGTGGAATCGGGGACTAGGCCCAAGAGAGATCAAGACCCTCATGCAGAATCCCCTCCAGATGTACAATATGATTTCCATGGGGGGGATTGCTGGAGAGCTTACATTCCAGCCTCCAAATGTCACATTAGTCGCCGTCCCAGATATCATCCTGCTGGGTCAGTCTTCCATACTGACTTGGGGATCCACCTACGCCACCACACTCACCATCGATAATGGGGTGGGAGTCGTGGCTCCTCCCTCGGGGA